TCGCATACGTCTAGCGTAGACCACGATCAACCAGACCTCAAGGGCAGGTGATCCGTGGCGCTGCTGTTCGGCCGTCAGCGCCGCACCGCCAGTCTCTCCGGCTTCTACGGATCCGCCCTGGACTTCGCCGGCGCCACCGCCGCCGACCTGATCCCGGCCCGAGTCTCCACGGTCGGCACCAACCTGCCCGCGGTGACCACCGACTCCGCGCTGACGCACAGCTCGGTCTGGGCGGCACTGCGGCTGCGGGCCAACCTGTTGTCCACGCTGCCGCTGGATGTCTTCCGCAAGGTCGACGGCGTGCAGGTGGAGCTGCCCAAGCCGGCCGTACTCAAGAACCCTTCCGGCGACCGGGTCTCCATGCAGGAGTGGCTGTACTCCAGCCAGATCGACCTGGACCGGTGCGGCAACGCCTTCGGCCTGATCACCGAGCGCACCGGCACCGGCCTGCCCAACCGGATCGACCTGGTGCCTGCCATGGATGTGGCCGTGCGCATCCGCGACGGTCGGCTGACCTACAAGATCGGCGCCGACATCTTCGAGCCGGACCAGGTCTGGCACGAGAAGCAGTACACCATCGCCGGTCTCCCGGTCGGGCTGTCCCCGGTGGCCTACGCCGCCTACACCCTGGCCAAGCACCGCTCCATCAACGACTTCGCGCTCACCTGGTTCGCCGGTGGCGGCGTGCCGCGCGGGCACCTGCGCAACAAGATGCAGACGCTGTCCCCGGGCACCGCGGACGCGGTGAAGGCGAAGTTCAAGTCCACCGTGACCGCGGGCGACGTCTTCGTTACCGGCGCGGACTGGGAATACTCCATGATCCAGGCCGAGCAGACCGGCATGGAGTGGCTGGAAGGCGAGGCCCGCACCAGCCTCGACATCGCCCGGTTCTTCGACGTGCCCAGCGACATGATCGACGCTGCGGTGGCCGGACAGGCGATCACCTACGCCAACATCACCCAGCGCAACGTGCAGTTCCTGGTGATGCACCTGGGTCCGGTGGTCAGTCGCCGCGAGGAGGCGCTGAGCCGCCTCACCCCCGGCCCGCGGTTCGTCAAGCTCAACACCGATGCGCTGCTGCGGATGGATCCCTCCAGCCGCGCCGACATGCACCGGGTGATGATCGACTCCCGGGTGCTGACCCCCAACGAGGCCCGCGAGCTGGAGAACCGCCGCCCGCTCACGCCCGCCCAGATCGACGAGTTCATCACGCTGTTCGGCGACCCGAACACCGCCGAAGCGGGCGCCTTCGGCCCCGCACCGACCAAGCCTGCACCCGCGACACCGGGCCAGCCCAAGAAGCCCGCTTCCCCTGGAGGTACCCCGTGACCCAGGCGCAGGAGCAGCGCGCCGCCCTGGCCGCCAAGCATGTGATGCCGGCGGACGGGGCGCGGCTGTTGCCGTTCCCGGCCCAGTTCCGCACGCCCGCGCTGGTGGACTGGCACGGCGAGCAGCGTTACCGACTCTCTGGCATCGCCTCCACCGTCGAGCAGCCCTACCGGATGTTCGACATGTTCGGCGAGTACGAAGAGGTCATCGACCGCGCGGCGTTCAACGAGACGCTGTCGGCCGACCCCGACGTCGCGTTCCTGGTCAACCACAAGGGTGTGACCATGGCGCGGTCCCGGCCCAACGTGCGCGGCCAGCGCAGCCTCGAGCTGGGCATGACCGGCACCGGGCTGGGCTCGGTGGCCTACGTGAACCCGGCGCGCCAGGACGTCAAGGACCTGATCCACGCGATCAACGATGAAGACGTCACCGAGATGAGCTTCGCGTTCCGGATCGACGACGGTGAGTGGAACGAGGATTACACCGAGTTCCGCATCCGCCAGGTCAACATCGACCGCGGCGACGTCTCGGCGGTGAACTACGGGGCCAACCCCTACACCTCCATCGGCGCTCGCTCGGTGGAGCTGATGGCCGACCTGGACCGGCTGCCCGCGGGCACCGCGCGCGCGGCGCTCGAGCGGCTGCAGGCCCGCGCCGAACTCAAGCCCACCGTGGTGGACCTCGGCTCCATGCCGATCCGCAAGGCCTGGGACATCGAGGCGCCCGGCGAGCTGTGGCACCGGGTGCAGCCCGACACCGAGATCTGGGCGCGCACCGGCATCAACGACAAGCCGGTGTTGCTCGGCCGGGTCGACGAAGCCGATCAGGACAACGCCCCCGGCGGCCCGGTCAAGCTCCGCATGGCCCCCAAGACCAGCAGCGACGAGGCGGCCCCCGTCCTCCCGACCTCGTCGCTGCTGCCCCCCGTGAAGGGGCTCAAGAACGACCAGCGCGCCGATCTGGGCCGCTCGCTGCACCTGGTGCGGTTGGAGTGGCAGATCGAGGGCGAGGACGACTAGACCCCCGTGCGGCCATTCACAGCCGCGCCGGTTGCACGGCCCCAACTCCGTCCGGCAGTCAGACCGGCGGTGCTGCGGCGCGCCCTTCACAGCGCACCGCGGGTGCTCCCTCACCACCAGTCCCACTACTCGAAGGAGTTGCCACCCATGGCGACCATCGACGAGCTGATCGCCTCCATCGAGGTGGAGCTCGAAGCCGCGCACAAGCGGCGTGACAAGGCCATCGCCGAGGCGAAGGCCATCCTGTCCCTGGCGTCCCAGGAAGGCCGGGCCAACCTCACCGCGGAGGAGGACGAGCGCATCGCGCAGCTCGCCGTCGCCCGCGACGGGGCCAAGTCCGACGCCGAGGGCATCAAGGTCAAGCTCTCCAACGCCAACAAGATCAAGGGCGAGGAGCTGGAGACCGGCCGCGCGGAGCGCGAGGTCGTCTCGACCGGCGTCACGGCGCGCACCCAGGACCGAGTCGCCCGGGTCGGGCGCGAGGCGCGTACCTACCGCCCCGACACCGACCCCACCGGCGTCTCGTTCATCCGCGACGTCACCAACCAGTTCCTCTTCGGCGACGTGCAGGCGTCCTCGCGGCTGGCCTACCACATGCAGGAGGAGCGGGTCGAGCGCGCGGGCCAGCTCCAGGAGCGCGCGGTCGGCACCGGCGCGTTCGCGGGCCTCACGGTCCCGCAGTACCTGACCGACATGTACGCACCGTCGGCGGCGGCGCTGCGTCCGTTCGCCGACGTCTGCAACAAGCACCCGCTGCCCGCGGACGGCATGTCGGTGAACATCTCGAAGATCACCACCGCCACCGGTGTGGCCATCCAGGCTACGGAGAACTCCGCGGTCCAGGAAACCAACATCGACGACACGCTGCTCACGATCAACGTGCAGACCGCGGCCGGCCAGCAGACGCTGTCCCGCCAGGCCATCGAGCGCGGCACCGGCGTGGAGAGCGTCGTCATGGACGACCTGTTCCGCCGCTACGCCACGGCGCTGGACTCGACGCTGCTCAACCAGGCCACCAACGGCTTGACCAACGTGGCGACCGCGACGGCCTACACCGACGCCAGCCCGACCGGCCCGGAGCTCTACCCCAAGATCCTGGGTGCGCAGTCCGGCGTGGACACCGCGCTGATGGGCTTCGGCAGCCCGGACGTGGCCGTCATGCACTCGCGGCGCTGGGCCTGGCTGCAGAGCCAGCTCACCACCTCGTGGCCGATGATCAGCCAGCCCAACATCGGCCCGCAGACCATGGGTACCAACCTGCACACCCGCTACGGCTCCGGTGCGCGCGGTCTGCTGCCCAACGGTCTGGTCGTCATCGTCGACAACAACATCGCCACCACGCTGGGCGGCGGCACCGAGGATGAGATCTACGTCGTCCCGACCTCGGAGTGCCACCTCTGGGAGGACCCGAACGCCCCGGTGTTCATCCGGGCCGAGCAGGCCGCGGCCTCCAGCCTCGGCGTGCTCCTGGTGCTCTACGGCTACTTCGCCTACACCTTCGCGCGCTTCGCCAACGGCGTGGCGAAGATCAACGGGACAGGCTTGATCGCTCCCCAGTTCTAGACCATTCAGCCTAGTCTCGGTGCTCCATTCGGAGCACCGAGACGGTCTGGACCATCACAAGGAGAGCCATGGGCCTCAGAGCAGTACTGGGCGACGTCGTGCTCACGGGCACCACCGCCTCGGCCGGGACCAACTCCGGCCCCATCGCCAACCCCGGTTCCGCCGCCGACGTGGTTTGTCACATCCACGTCTCGGCCATCACCGG